AGGTTCTGGAGTAACCGCCGTGGTTTCCAGTTCCGGCGCGGGGGCTAATTCCGCTACTTGCTCTACATCTGACATTTTTGAATCCTAAGATTCCCTGGTCATTGGGCCAGTACAAATATTATAGTCCTTGTCCAGGTGTGACGTAAAGAACACAAGAAGACGCCGCTGTTGCGGTGAAGAATGAGGTTGGCGGGAAGTTGAACACTTCCACGGCCCCAGCCACAATAGGGATGCCGTTGCCGGTGGTGGTAACCGCTGCGGCATTAGTAACCGCAATAGCCGCCGTTGCACCAACACCTAAGAAGGCGGTTACCGACCCCACGTTGACCACCCGGTACTGGTTGGTTGGCGGTGTGACTGCCGTAAAAGTCGGCAGAATCTGCGCGGCTGTTGGGGCGCTTGAATTAGCGGTAATCACAACGGTTGGGCCGTTTGGAAAAAATGCGGATTGTTCGTTAGCCATGTTTGTCTTTCAAGGTTGTTCAGCGGCTCGTGCCTCAACTTCATACGGATTCATTTTATAACCATAGCGCAGCATCCACCATGTGTACTTGATGGTGTACAGCACTTTGCCATCCCGCCGCATTTGTTCCAAGTGCGTCATTTCATGCCGTATCAAGGCGTTGTTCAACTCATAGCCCGGAGCCATGTAAATGACGTTCCAAAAGCTAGTCCACCCCTGGAAACCGCAGGCTTTCATGTACCAAAGGATTGGGCCAGAGGCAGTGCGGATCATGGTTTATTTTCAAGCTGTGCTACACGGACAGTAAGGGTTTCAATAGTTGCAAGTGCTTTTTGCAAAGACATGACAACTACTGCCAAAACAGATCGGTCATAGTAGCCCCACGGCTTACCTTCTTCAGGTTCTGGCGCAGCTTCTGGGCCAATAGCAGCATTGACGTTTTGTGCATAAAACCCTAGATGCCTGTCAACACCAAATGTTTCTTTCTTTTCATTGTTGTAGTACCAATATCCCGGCTCCAGCTTTTTAAGCATGGCATTTGGGTTGATTGGCACTCCGTCTTTAATTTTCCAAGTTTCATCTGAGACAGAAGATATAACACCAGAAGAAGAAAATGTTGCTGTGCCAGCGCCGTAAGCAGCCATAGTGACAATGCCGGTAGAGGCAAGGCGCATTTTTTCAGAGTCATCTGCGTAAAATACAATAGATCTTCCAGAAGGCGCTAATAAATATAGGCTAGTATTAAACGCATATATGCCGTCTCCCAACAAACGTGTATATGATGCTCCTCCCGTAACCGTTGAACGAAATTCAGGGCTAGCCCCTGTATTATTTACGACAGTCCCATCAAACGTCAACACAGACCCAGAGGCAAGTGTTGTGGAGCCTGATGCGTAAACAACTCCATTGGTGGTGTAGCTAGTAAGCCCTGTACCTCCAGATGCTACGGGAAGTGTGCCTGTAATTTGGCTGGCGTTAATGATTGAGGTCGTAGTTTTTAACATAGTTCATTCCTTATGTTTGGTTTGTGCGAATGTCACAACCAAAAATTCCAACTCGTTGTAGCGCAGCATCAGCATTATTGGCAACCGATAAAGTTAAATTTACAGCAACTTGGCCGGTTACAACTAAAGTCGCAGAACCAACCAATGTCCCATCGTAATACCATTCCCAGTTTGAACCAGAATAGCTTATTACTCGCAATAAATGTACAGTAGTATTTGCAATGGTTGTTAAAAGATTAACAACAGTTGGTGTTCCACTTGAATTGCAAACAATTCCTTTTATGGCATTGCCATCAATTCTAAATCCAGCAGCATTGTTAGTTGGGTTGCCATTTGCAGCAACCGTAGACAACATTACCCATGAATTACCATTTGTAGTGCCAGAGTTAATATTGCTAACGTAAAAATCAGCAACAAACGATTTTGTCCAATCCATAGAACCTTGACCTTCGCCAACGCCCAAGGCCATGTTAGTTGTGCTTGCAAGTGCCGTACTACTTGCAGTGCCTCCAGTTGACAACAGTGTTCCGATGCCATCGCCTGTAACTGCACCAGTACCAACTACGGCTGTTGTAAATACATTAAGCGATACAGGGACAGTAACTGCTCGAACAGAGGTTGGCTGAACATTTACAATTTGATTAAAAATGTTAGTGTTGTTTCCATACATATAGAAGTTTGCTGGCAAATTTGCAAACGTATTTGTTGAACTATATGAAGATAAACCAAAACCAATTGAGCCTAAATAAACTTCGGAAACATTTGCGCCTGCCTCAAATTTAACAAGCTGACCTATCGGTGAACCAACTAAACGGTTTGCGTCAATAGTTAAAGCAATCGCATACTTTACTCGGATTGGCACATAGTCAGCAGTTTCACCAGAAATTTTGCCATTGAAATAGTTACCTCTAATGTCAACGCCTCTAATGTATGAAGACGATCCAAGGTCAATATCAAAATATGTTCCAAGGCCGCTATTAGTGACGTTTTCCTCAAAGTAATTTCCGTGGAAAATTAACCCGCCACCGCCAATGTTGACACGAACGCCGCCAGCAAAACAAGACTCAATAGTGTTGCCAACAAAAGACAAACCATTAAGGTAGTTACCTTCAATGGCGGGTGCAAAAAGAGATTCAAACACGCAACCAAAACAACCGCCGCCGTTCCAGGCTGTGACCAGTGTTTCTTCGTTGTAAATGCCGTAATTGGCAGCGTTGAACGCGCAATTAGTAAAAACAATAATAATTGACGATCTGATGCGAACGCAACCTTTTGTTTTGCTGGTATAACCCCAATCCTCAAAAAGTACATTGATATAGTTGGCGCGGCTCATGCCATTGATGTCAAGACCCCAGCCATCACCCGTGTTTCCAACAATCGCCATATCCCTGATCTGACACCAATTAACAGATGTTGCAGGTGGGTTTTGACCAGATACAAAACCACTTTGACCAGCAGTAGCTTGCCGAACGGTACTTGCGCGAGACCCATCACCAAAAAAACTAAATGAAATTGATGTGGGTAGTGTGATTTCGCTAGTAATTTTGTATGTTCCCGCAGGAAAATACAATCCTTGTCCATAAGATAAACTATCAACTGCTGTTTGAATTGCTGATGTGTCATCTGCGCTGTTATCACCTACAGCGCCAAAGTCTTTGACACTTACAGACTCGCGCAGCTTGGCTTGCACCGTAGTTGCTACAGCGCCTGCTCCTGCTGGTAGGTATCCAATCAAGTCAGACCCACCAGATGCGGCCAATTGCGCCAGGGTAGCAAACCCGCCAATGTTGTCTACTGTCCAGATCAGTACATTGGTACTGTCATACAGCGCCATTTTGTAAAGAGGCGTATCAAGCCATACAGAAGCCTCGCCACGGCTGTCTAAGATGACAGGGTTGGTGTTGGCACTGACGCCAGTAAAATCAGTGTAAGTAGTTTGTGGAGTAGTCGTACCAGCAGCGTAGGTGTACAGTTTTCCACCGGCCAATGGTGCGCCGTTGGCATCAAAAAATTGCAGCTTGGGCGGGGTTGAGTTAGTGGTCATGCTAAGAACCTTGGTTTAGTGGCGGCATTATTTGGCCCATCTGGTCTTGCGGCTCCATTGGCATTGAACTCATCAGATCACCGCTGGTTATCATGCCCTGCACAGTACCCAGCACAATCTCTTGTATCTGGTCAGGCGTCATGGCAGCAGCCATTGCGGTCATGCGTTTGGTTTCTACATCGTAGGCTTTGACCTCAGAGTCAAACCGCTTGATCTCCAAAGTCTGCGCTTCCATTGACTCTTGGACGTTTTGCAGCATTTCCTGCATCTGCTGCATCTCCTGCCCCATTGCCTGCATTTGCATATTGGCAGCTTGCAAGGCCGGGTCTTCATCGTCGCTCAACAGTTTGGGGTCAATGGTCTTAGCCAAGCGTTTAGCCAACTCATCTGCCCCAGGCCAATCCATTGCCTTGACAAACAAGTCGCCTGCAATCTGCATGAGCGCCGGGTTGCCTTGCAGCAGTTGGGCCATTTCTTCCCGTGTCTCTTGGCGTCTGGTGCTGTAGCTGGGGCCGGTGGTCACCACCACATCGTACTTGCCGACATTGGGGTTGTAGATTTTGTCAATCTCAATGCCCTCTTGATTGACGATCCGCTTGACCGGCATCTCTTGGGATGGGTCAATCTTTGCCATCTCAGTATCGCCATCCTCGCCAATGATTCGGGCAATACGCTGGGTGTCGTAGATTTTGGGAATCATGTCCAGCAGTTGCCGGGTCACATAGCGGATGGCACGGGCCAGGTTGTCAACATAGTGATAGGTTCCAACGTCACCCTCGCGCTGACGGGCTAGGATGGCCTTGCCGCTGCGCTCGTTACCGCCCATACCCAGGCTAGCGTTGTACTGCCCCGTGGCCGCTTTGATGTCCTCAGATGCCCCTGATTTGGCTTGTAAAAGGCCAGTTGAGGCCATCGGCGGCTGGGCGCGTTGGGGCAGTGGCAGCGTAGCGCCAGCACCATCAGTCACATCTGGGTTGACCTCAAGGTAGGGCCAGTTGGTGGTGTTGGCAGTCTTCCACTGAGTCTCGTACCCCTCAAACTGCCCACCGTAGCCAATGAACGGGGCTTTGGGCGCCAGGGCCAGCATCTCAGCTTCTTGGCTCACCCAATAGTTGTACATCCGCTGGGCGTCCTTGGCGTTTCGCACCAGACCCGAGACATAAATCTGCCCGTTGACCTCAAACTCATTGCCCACCACCCGCACAATGGGGATGTACTTACCAGCCCAATCGCGCTTTTCCAGCACCTCGTAGCCGTTGGTCTTGACCCAGCAAACCTTTTCCCGCTGCGAAATCCGAGTCTTCAGCGGTTTGCCGTAAAGCATCTTGAGTTGCTTGTCATCAGGCGTGTTGTTAAACGCCGTGATGTTGTTGGGGTACAGGTTGAGTGTCTCGGCTTTGTATTCCCGGTAGAAGTACTCCGCAATCCGCACTGTCTCATCCCGCAGCCACTGTTGGAGGTCTTGGTCGCCCAAGCCCAGCGACAGCAGGCTACTAATAGGCGCAGCGTCTGGGTACAGGCGCTCGTACTCGTCTTTTGGCACATCGTCTGTGACAAAACACCACCGGGCATCCGCACCGCATGGGTCTTGGATAGCAGGATCCATGTAGACCGAGAATGAGTTGCGAATCCGCCCAATCTTCAGTTCCTGGTCAAAACTGTTCTCGTCGCAGTACTCAGTTAGTACGCGAATGTAGCCTTCGCCATAGGTAACCTGGTTCTCGCAGGCAGTCGCGTAGGCAATGTCAGCGTCACTGATGTACTCAATGTGCCGCACGATACCGTTGAATATCTCCGCCATCTCGGGGTCAGCAACGTCATCCGCAGGTATAACTTTGCCGCTAGGCTTGTTGTACCGCTGGTCGTTGGTGACTTGCCGAACGTGCTGCGGCAACTTGTTAATAGTCAGGCAGGGACGGGCGTTGATCGTCTGCCCTTGGACGGCCCCGCGAGTCGCCAGTACATCAGCAGGCCATTGCCACTGGTTGTCTGGACTACCCGCCATGAACCGCAAGTCATCAAGTTCATTGCCCCGGCTTTCACTGTAAGCATCCACCGCCATTGTCATGCGCGAACGCATGGTGGAGAGCATATCGCTGTACTCTACATCGTCGCCCCCACCAACATCGGCAACCTTGCCAACCTTGTTAATGCCGGTGTAGTCAGCCATTATTTTGCTTTCTTGGCTGCGTTCTTAACAGCATAAGCTATTGCCACGGCCTGTTTGACAGGTTTGCCTGCCTTGACCTCGGCCTTGATATTGGCCTTGAAAGCCGCAGGCGTAGGTGACTTTTTGAGTGGCATTATTTCTTCTTCGCCGTCTTGGCAGAATTTACAAAGTCTTGCTTGCTAGGCGCTGCCTTGCTGCCGACTTTGTTCATCTTCTCGCCAGAGCCAGCCTTGATACGGGCTTGTTTGGCGTTGATGTTGGCATAGAGTCCGGGTTTAGCTGATTTCATATTAGCACTTCCATCGTTTAAGGGCTGCTTTGGCGCGTTCGCCATCCTTGGCGTTGGCCGCTACTGCGCCCATTCTTGCACAAAATGAATCCTTGCGGCCCTGATCGGCCTTGGTCTTGGGGTTAGGCGCAGGAGCCTTCAAGTTAGAGCCAGTGGCTGCATTGTAGACAGCACGGCCCTTGGCAGTCAAACCAGCGCCTTTGGACGTTGGCAGCTTCTCGCCGCGCCCAACTGATAGAGATACGCTTTTCTTCATGATCCCATCCATCCAGTTGACACCGCCGAGTGATCCGAGTACCTGCGCGGCGCGGCTTCACGGTACTCCCGATGCGCCACAGGGAAAGCAAACGTCACGCATATCGCATCCGCAGCGTCTGGACTAGCTAAACCCCGTGCTTTCATCTCTTTCTTGCTCTCCAAGAAGATCGTACCCCGTGAGTCAGGCTTCATCAGGGGACTAATTAGGTCTGTTTTAAGAAACCTATCCTGCGGAATACTAGCAGATTTCAACCACGCTTTCATATCCCCCCACATCTGCGCTCTCATATTTCCATACATTATCGGGTTTTTTGACTTGTTTCCAAAGTTCACCCCCTTGATCTTGTACCGCTGCTCCTTGAGCCTATCCACAATCCCCGCCCCCAACCCACCCTCATCAATCACCACCATCGCAGGCTTGTACTCCTCCATCGCCTCAATGATATGCCCCACTACCGTCATGGTGTCATCGCCTCTATACTTCTTTATAGACACAATATCCCGCCCCTGCCGCACCGCAATGACCGTTGCATCCGCGCCAAACCGCGCAGGATCCACACCAATGATGATTGGGGCTGAGTTGTCCTTGTACTTAGGCCGCTTCATCGCCTCATCCACCACATCTGACGGTATAAACTGGTCATCCCCCGCCCGTGGGAACTCACCATACACCTCAACGTGCGCCTGGGCGCTGTCCGGCCCGTACTCATCAATAATTCGCCCATAAACCGCTTTGTCCGTCCCTTCAACCGTCCGAGCATCCACCACCTTAGTTACCCAAAAGTCCCTCTTTGAGTGAAAAGTCTCGTAAAAGTACCCCGTGTTGCGCCGTGGGTTGCTAAACGCCAGCCAGAAACGATTTGGCGTGTTTTCCGTGAAGAATCCACCAGTCACAGACCAGATCGAATCGTCAATACCAGACGCCTCATCAAAAATTACCAGCACACCGTCGAAATTATGCACACCAGCATAGGCATCCGGGTTCTCCGCCGACCATAGCCTGCCTTCCACACCCCAATACCTCGTACCCTTCTTTAAATCCTGCTCCACCAGGTCAGTCAACCATTTAGCCGGGGCTACTCGGGTGGCACTAACTTCAAACCAGTGGCTGTTCAACCCCATAGCCAGCCACTTGGTTATCTCTGCCCAGGTGATTGAACGCAGTTGGTTCTCCGAGTTGGCCGAAATGATGGTTGTGCTGCCAATCCTTGTTGACGCCATCCATATAGTCAGCCATGACACTAATGCTGACTTGCCAATACCCCGACCAGAAGATATTGCTTCTTGCAATACAGAGTAGTCTACTTTGCCATTATTCTTTGCAATATGCTCAGTAATATCTTGCAATACTTCCCTCTGCCATTTTCTTGGGCCAGAGAAATACTCCAATGGAGTACCCTTA